CGTTAGATACAAAGCCTTCTTGAGTTTGTGTGCCGTCTTGTAGGAACCCCTTCACAGGGCTAGCTTCTGCGGCTTTGTTCAACTGTTCAACTATGCTCATTTTCAAATTGTAGATGTTAATCCAAGTTTGAAACAATGCTGTTAATACTGACTTGTTGCCATCTAAGTAGCCAGGGGTATGTACTTCTTGGTTGGTCTTAGGATCAATCGCATTATACCCTAACAACTTGCCTCTCATAGCATCAGACATTGTTTTTGTGCCAATATATTGCAAGAACCCATCAACTAAATCATTTAAATTTCCTGATACAATTTTCTTGTTAATATATGTTGTGAACAATCCAATGAACGGTCCTTTAGCTTGAGGTGCGTTATTGAAGAACTCGTCAATTTGCTTACCGTTATCTCTGACACTTTGTTTTGCCGCACGGACTAATCCGGTATCAATTTTTAGCTTTGGTGTGATTGGCATTTTTGCAGGAACGATAGCAATGTTACTATTGTTCTTTAACGAACCTATAGTACCTGGCAACGGTGTTGCTTCATCGGTAGTAGCCGCTGCCGGCGGAATAAATTGGTGAACTACGATACCTGCAGTTTTTCCAGTTAAAAACTTACCAACATCACTGGTAGAATCTACAGTGTATGTAATGCCATTAGGATTTGCTCTGAATGTATAGACACCGTGCTGTTCTTCTAGTGGTTGACTGAATAACAAATCACCCCAATAGAATCCTTTACTTTTGTCAGCTTTTTCTAGACCGGGCCATATTTCTTGTATTAGAGAATGTAGCCCCTCACGATTAACTCCACGTGCTAGATCGTATTGAACAAACATTTCAGGACTGTACACATTGCGACCAGTTCCGTCTTTTTTATTGAACATGTGCTTGTCCATGATACTAAACTTACCGTTAGTACCACGACCAAATATCAATGCAGGATAACCGTCCCATTTAATTGTTACGGTTGCAGGGTTTTTAACAGTATCAACTGTAGCTTGAATAGCACGATTGCCACCCATTGATCCATCCAAAAATATTAAATCTTCAGGATGATCTAAGTGACCCTTCGCTTCCGTGATTACATCTATGCTATCAAGCTTTTGTTTTAACGATGCTAATGATTCTGATAAGTTCATAATTACCATTTCTTGAATGGTTTATATTTTCTACTCTCTGTTGTTACAGTAGCACCTGCGGGTGCAGGAGCAGGTGAAGTGGTAGGCTTAGGAGGCGGAGTAAATTCTGTTTTAGGTTTTTCAGAAGGAACTCCTGCCGGGGCCTTTTGACCAGTAAGTTCTTTTACAAACGCGGAATAAGCTGCCGGGTCAACTTTTTGTAACTTTTGAAGTGCGTTCTTAGCTACAGTAATTAACTGATTAGCATTTTGATTATCACCTCCTGTTGGTGCTGTTGGTGGCGCACCAACATTACCTGTAGCTGTGTTTGCTGTTGTAGTAGCAGTTGTAGGGCTTGATGAAGGTGTAGTTTCTCCTGGAGTAGTGCTTGTAGCGGCACTAGTGTTTCCTGCCATTCTAGCTAACGGGCCACCACCTGAATCAGTTGAGGCTGCGGGTGCTGGAGTAGAAGCTGCCGCACCCATTGCTCCTGGGGTACCTTTGTTACTATATGACAATGAGAATGCCGCATTAGCTAATTGATTTAGTGCGGCCTTGCCCTTGTCTTTCTTGTACGATTGCTGAATAGCATTGATATACTGGTCTACTTGCGATGCCGTTTTAGGGTCAGATAAATCTACACCCTTCATATATTGAGCTAACCAACGCTTGAACCAACTTTGAATGCTTTCGGCTTCAGCTTCATACATCATGCTTTCAAAGATTTTGTTTAGCTTGTAGTACTTGGTCTCAACAATCTTGAACTTAGAACCTTTTGATTCTTTAAGAACAGTAAGACCCAAATCACCCCATGTTAAATCAACTGCTTCTAATAGCTTGTTGATCCAATACATCTGCCATGACTCAGCCATTGTTTGGCCTGATTTAAGTTTAGCAAGTGCGGCGTTTGCAAAGTTAGGATCAGTTCCACCTTTCTTGATTACTTGCTGAACAGTAGCAACAGCGTTGCCCCACTCAGGGTAATCTTTGCGGTCAGCCATGTAATTAACTAATTCTTTAGTCAATTGAATCTTTTGATTTTTGTCTGTTGCAGTGTTCAATGCTTTTGCGGCACCTTGAACGTAATTGTTTAAGTTCTGATTAGTCTCACGCTGTCCACGAGCTTGGGCACTTGCTTGCTGTGCAGAAGTCATTCCGGGCTTAGTAGGAGCGGGTGTTCCTGCCGGGGAAGGTACTGGGGGAGGACTGCCCTCTGGATCAGTTCCTCCCGGTGCCGGCGTCGGACTAGGTGTAGGACTAGGTGTAGGACTAGGTGTAGGTGTTTTACCAACCTCTGGATCAAGTGTTGGCTCTTTTGGTTCAGGTGCTGCCGCGCCACCTAAGTTAGGATCAACTAAGCCACTAGAAACTGCACTGTCTAGTGCAGTAGAAGCACGTCCAATAAAGTCTTGTAGAAACTTGTCTTTTGCCATTTTATCTTTGACAGATAAATTGCCTTCTCCGCGACCTAATAGTCTGTTTCCTATTTGCTTGGCTGCAGCCGCACCATAATCACCTATAACTTGATTTAGTGCGAGTTCATCTACACGTTGTTTATGTTTTATTTTGAATTCATTTAATTTCACGATTTCTTCCTTAATGACTTAGAAAAACGAGCCTGGTCTCTGCTTTTAATGGCACTTAGTAGCTTGCGTTCTAGGAGTTGAGCCTGCTCTTGGTCATAGTTCTTGTTAATCATTTCTAATAGATTAATAGCACTAGTGATAATGTTATGGGCTCGGCTCTCAATAATGTGATTAGTATCACGGTTATTGCCAATAGCTTCTAATTCCTCTAATAGGCTGCGAGTTTGTTTTTGCATGATAACTATCCTAATAGTATTTAGTCTTTTAAGATAATTATTTACTTAAGTCATTGAGCATAGCTTTAAGCTTAGAACCACGAACGTCTGCTACGACTTTCTTGGCTACAGGCTCTATTATTTCCCCTGTAGCTTGGTCTATGATAGGATCCATAGTATGTGAAATTACTGATTGTGCTTTAATTCTGCTCATGATGTCGTTTGCCGCCGGCTTAGGGGCATATTTTGCTTGTTGGTCTGCATATCCATCAGGATCTTCGTCTGTAATACGCATGGTTTCAATATTATACTCTAAGTCAATTTTCTGACCTACGCCCGTTGAACTACGAGATTTCATACACTGAATCTGATATTTACCACGTTCACGCATACTACGACTTGTGAAGATACCAAACACGTTATCTGCTGTATTAATCTTTGAAATACCACCTGCAATGTGACTGTGGTCAAATTCAATTTCATCAACTGCTGTACGATTCAACTGTGACGCTGTAACTAGCAATACACCTAGTTCTTTTGCTAAGTTACGCAATTCTTCTGCTACGTACTTGTCTTTAATAAACTGATCGTTAGGACTTACTTTAATTGATACCGGCATCACTAAGTCAAGATAGTCAACCATAACAAAGTCAACTTTGATACCTGTTTGAATCTGTACTTCTTTTAAGTAACTACGAATGTCGTTAACGTTACTTTGTGCAGGCATGCCTTTAACACGATACTGTCCTGACTTCTTGCCTGTAATTTTAACCTTTAATGCAGTGTCATCAATAGCTTTACGAATCTCTTTAGTACTCATACTAGTCAACATAGCATCAGTTCGCAACGATGTAAGTTCTTCTGACAATTCAAGTGAGATATAAACCCCACTCATGCCTTGCTGTAACCAGTTCAATGCCATATTCATCATAACCAATGACTTACCTGAACCTGAACCACCTGCAAAGATATTCAGTTCACCACGACTGAAACCACCATAGAGTAACTTGTCCATCTGAGGCCAGCCTGTGCTGACTTGACCACCTGCATTGAAATATTTGTTAATACGTGCAGCCGGGTCAGCAAAGTAATCTGTACCCATGTCACGTTGTAGACTGATTTGTACTGCGTCTTTGATTAGTTTTTCAACAGGATCAAAATCACCCTTCTCAAGCAAATCAGCCGCAGTTAAGATTGCACGTTCTAGTTCTTGCCTACGTGTAAATCCTTCAAACTCATCCAAAAACCATTCATAGTGACCTTCTGTCAATTCAGGGATAGGTTCTAACTTAACACCTGTCGTAG